GGTTTTAAATCTTTTTACCGAGGACTCTTTGGACGCGGGCTTTGTCTTCGGAGGGGGCGTTTTGGGCGATGGCGGCGCCTCTGTGGAAGGGGGTTTTGTGCTGGATGATGATGTAGATTTTGGAGTATTGCGTTTTGCGGAGTTCGCGGAGGCAGTGGAGGGCGTGGAGCTGGCGGCCGAAGTGGGTTTCGGCGTGCTCGGGGAAGATGGCTTGATCGCGGTGGCGGGCATACCAGAGTCCGTTGTCGGCGCGGGGCGCGGAGGGGAGGAGTTTGGAGGGAAGGGAGAGGCGGGTGAGGCGGTAGACGCGGTGGTCTTGGGGGCCGGTGATCTGGATCAGGGCGGAGCCGAGGCCGATGAGGGCGATGGCGCGGTCTTGATCGGGGGTTTCGATGTAGGAGCCGGTGAGGTCTGAGGGTGGGGCGTGACCGTGTTCGAGTATCCAGGAGCCGGGGGCGGCTTCAATGCTGCGCATGGGGCGGCCGCTCTGGGCTTCGAGGAGGAGGCTGCGGTTGTGCATGGCACGAACTGCCAGAAGATAGGGGTGGAGGGTTTCAGTGGCGAGGAGGCCCTGGGGCTTGCCGTTGTTGAAGGACTGGCGCAACAGGCTGGTTTGGTGGAGTCCGTCGTCACTGGCGGGCTTGAGATTCCATTCGGTGATGTCGTGGGTGTCGCTCTGGTTTTTCCGCATGGTGACGGGGCGGGTTCCGATCCCGAGGGAGGCGAGCGCGGCGGCTTCAAAGGTGTTGCGGGTGGTGAGCCAGGAGAGGTCCATGGGGAGTGGGGGAGGTTTGATTGGCCGCAAAGAGGCGCAAAAAGGGGAGAAAAAATTAAGAGGTGGCGGTTTCTGTTTGGGCTTTGGCTTTTTCTTCTTTGAGCTTCTCATGGAGAATCTTCATGAAGAAGAAGGCGGCGAGGAGCGCTACGCCTGTGAAGACAAAGGAATGATAGGCGAGAAACGCTGCCAAAATCATGTCATAGCTGAGATTCACCCAAGCTGGAATGTGGTAAGTGCCTTTGCGTGAAGCGATGAGTTCAAGCCGAAGTTTTTTGGCTTCATCACTGGACCCACAATAGAGTAGAGTGACTGCAAAAGTGAGGAAGCATACAACCCAGGTGATGACTTGAGCGAGCTGCGCGAGTCCATTGTGAAAGGTGATGCCGAAGTAGAAACAGGCGGCGATGAAGCCGTTGATAAGAATCCATTTGGAAATGGCAGTGAGGTATTTTTTCATGGTTGTGGTGGAAAAGAAAAACGCGTGATCGTTTGGAACGATCACGCGTGCGTGAGAGGGTGTGATCGTCAGGGGATGGGTGTGGCGGTGGCCACCGGGACTGCTTACATGTAGGGGCAGTGGATGAGATTGAAGGTGAACTCCTGGCCTTTTTGGGTGCGGGCTTTTTTGAACTCGGGATCGCGGCTCTGGATGGTGCCGGTGGAGAGCTGGATGCCGAAGACTTCGTCGTCGATGAGATTGGCGAGAGAGGTGACGATGTCGGCGTCTTCGAGGGCGGCGATGCCCTGGAGCGCGCCGCCTGCGGTGCGGATGGGCATGCCGGTGAATTTGATTTCAACGCGGGAGTTCCAGCCTTCGGCGTAGAGGGACTGGGGGACTTCGCCGCCGTTGCGGACACCGATGACGTCCATGTAGTCGCGCTTCGGGGAGACGGTGAAGTCGTCCATGAGGAAGAGGCCGCTCTCGGAGATGAGGGAGCCGGGTCGGGTTCCGGCGGTGTAGAGTTCAGTCATGGCGTTTGGAATGGGGGATCAGAGGGGAGTGGGGAAGTCTGAGCTTGTGCGGGGCGCGGGATGTCAAACGGCGAGGCTGGTGTTCCAGAAGCTGGAGATGGTGTAGGGTGCGGTGAGGGTGAGGACGTTGGTGTCTTTGTTGTGATCGCTTTCGGTTTTTTCGGGGATGATCTGCTGGAGGTTCCAGCCGGTTTTTTCTTGGGTGGTGAGGGTGGAGATCCACATGTCCCAGGCGGTGCGGGAATCGGGATCGTTGCTGAGCAAAGCGCGGAAGGCTTGGAGCTGGGTCTCGGCTTGAGTGGAGGTGGTCTGGCCGGTTTCGGGGCCGAGCTGGACGGTGAGGGTGAGCTTGATGTTGAGGAGGAGGAATTCGTCGGTGCTCTCGGGGTTGGCTTCGACTTCGATGAGGAGGTTGGGATTGGTGATGGGGTCGGTGCTGCCGAGGTGTCGGCGCTGGACGGCGGCGAGGGCGGGCGCGCCGTATTCGAGGGCGGCGGCGGAGGAGAGGTAGTCGTGGAGGACTTTGGAGAAGTGGGCGGGTGGGGAGAGGGCGGGCATCGGAGGGGGAAAGTTTAAGGTTTAAGGTTTCAAGTTTGAAGTTTTGGGCATGAAAACGCCGGTGCCCGTGGAGAGAACGGACACCGGCGCTGCGGGGAGGAGCGTGGGGAGAGGGGTTACGGGATGGCGGCGCCGGAGGCGAGGGGCTTGAAGTTCACCAGGGTGGAAGATTTGGCGACGCCGAGGACGGTGACATACATGCCGGTGGCGGCGTCTGCGGGTGGTGCGATGCCGCCTGCGGTGGCGGAGAGGATGAGGATGTCGCCAATGGTGTTGGTGATGCCGAGATTGGCCTGGTCGTCTTCGGTGACGAGGTTGACCTTCTGGCCTGTGGAGCCGCCGGATTCGAAGTAGCCTTTGACGACGGCTTTGGCGAGGACGTTGGCATCGGCGAGGCCTGCGGTGCCGGTGGTGGTGAGGTAGCCAGGTTTGCCTGCGGTGACGTCTTCAGCAAGGGTGACGATCTTGCGGCGGGCATTGGGCCCTGCGATGACTGCGGTGGAAGTCTGGGATTTGTCTGTGGCTGAAGCTACGGCGGTGCATGCGAGGAACAGCAGGGAGAGAAGGCGGAGGTGTTTCATGGAAGAGGATGAAAGGATTGATGGCTGAGCTTGAGCCATGGGCGGGATGTCAATTCAGGCGTTGAGTTTGTTTTTGCGGAGGGCGACGCGGATCTCTGCGCGGATGCGGTGGGCGAGGCGCTTTTTGCGTTTGTCGCTCTGGAGGACGAAGCGGATGCGGCGCTGCAGGTCGTTGGCGCGGCCGTGTTTGGCGGAGTTGGTGATGGTGATGCCGTAGCTGCCGATGGCGCGGTGGATGCGAATGCTGCCGAGGGTTTTGCCGTGACGGCGTATCCAGGCTGGAAGGGAGACTTTCAGAGCATCGGCGGCGGGCTTGAAGCCTGCGGCAAGGAGGCCGACGTGGGACTGCTGGACTTTGATGTAGGCGAGGACTTTGGGGATCTCGGCTTCGGTGATGCGGACGGTGGGTTTATTCCCTTTGACGCGGCCGTTTCTACCGCGGCGTTTCTGGTGCTCGAGTCCGCCGTCCCACCCGCTCTGGAGCTGGCGGACGGCATCGGGGGCGCTGAGATCGAGCCACTGGGGAATGAGCTGGGGTTTGTTTTTGAGGAGGTGCCAGTATTGCCTGGCGATGTCTGGACTGCCGTAGGCTTTGATGAGGGGGTAGAGCTTGGCGGGGGTGGCGTAGACGAGCCAGACGTCTGAGAGCACGGCGTTTTCGCCGCGCCGCTGGGATTCTTTGTTGGCCTTGCCCATGGAGGGCGGGGTGATGGCGACGATGTCTTTGAGGAAGCCTTTGGCGTCGGTGTCGATGGCGGTTTCGATGATGCGCTGGGCATCCCGGGGGACTTGCTTCAGGCGTTTGAGCAGGGTGCCGAGGTGGACTTGGCAGGTGGGCATGGGCTGCTATTGAGCGGTGGGTTGGGAGCAGCGGAGGGACCAGTAGACGCCATTGGGGGAGAGATTGACGCCGCCGGTGTCGATGCGGTAATCGGTGGCGGTTTCGAGGTGCTGGAGCTTGATGCTGCGGGTGGTGTTGGTGCTATCGATGATCTCGGTGGCTGGAAGGAGGGACTTCAAAACGACGGCGGAGAGCTTCAAGGTTTGGAGGGTGCCGCCCTGCTCTCTGAAGCCCTGACCGCGCACGGTGACGATGCGGGCGGGGTAGCGCTTGCTGTTGATGACGAGGGTGCCAGGGACTCCGACGCTGGCGGCGTGGCGTTTTTCGGCTTCGATGAAGGCGTTGCTCATAGCTGCAGGTGTGAGTCAAACGTGAAGGGAAACGCGCCGTGGCCCCAACCAAAAGCCACGGCGCGTGATGAGCCCTATGAAAACCGCTGATCACTGTTTCAGCGGTGATGGGGAGGAGGTGTCAAAAGGAGATCAGACGGCGACTTCGCTGGAGAGTGGATCGGAGGCGGATGTTTCGAGTTCTTTGATGCGATCCAAAGCAGCAGCGAGAGCATGCGCGAGCTCTTCTTTTTTGAGGCCTTTGAGATCGGCGGGGAGTTCAAACTTGACGGACTCAGAAGCAGGGACTGCAGCTGGAGCTTTCGCCTGCGGATCGTAGCGCGGGTTGGTTTTGCGGATGGCGGGCGGATTGTTGATGATGCTGAAGCTGCCGATATGGGCTGGGGCGGTGGCTTTGGCGGTTTCGAGTTCGGCGCCGCTGGAGCCGATGTAGAGGGCGGTCTGGGTGCCGCGCTGGCCAGGGAGGGAATGGGCGATGAGGATGCGGAGGGACATGGTATGAAATGGTAAGGTCGAATAACGAATGTGGCGGGGTGTCAAAGAAAAAGCCCGGTCTCAGTGAGGAGACCGGGCTTCGTGGGGCATGAGCAATCAACCGAGGAGATTAAGCGGTGCGGGAGATGTAACCGGCGTAGTCGAGACCGACACCGGCGGTGGCTCCAGCGGTGGAGGTGATGTCGCCGCCGACTTTGGCTCCGTAGAGGACGGTGGGGCAGACGTAGAGATCGCCGGTGCCTTCTTCCTGCCACTTGGCCATGCCCATGGCGGTCTGAGTTTCGGGATCGAACATGGATTCGATGATGGTGGAGAGCGGGATGCCGAACTGGCCGGCAAGCTCTGCGGTCATCGGAGGCGGCGCACCAGCCATGACGGCGAAGGCACGGGACTCAAACGCGAAGGCGTTCATGTTTTCCGTGGGGGTGACGGTGCCGCCGGTGCCGTCATCCGTGGCGGCGACTGCGGTGCCAGCCAGAGCGAGTGCGCGGCTGGATGCAAGCTGGAAGGTGCTGGAGCTGGCGTAGATGACGTTGTAGTAACCGGCGGTGAAGCCTGCGGAGAAGCCAGTGGCGTAGACGCGCTGACCGGTGATCAGACCGTGGGCGGCTTTGGTGAAGAGATCGCCGGAGTTCGCCACGGAGACGCTGGTGAGAGCGGTGCCGTTGTTGGAGGGCATGTCGGGGTATTCGCGGATCTCACGGAAGCCGAAGGCATTGCGGAAGACGCGGATGGTTTCAGCGCCCTGCTCTTTGCCAAACCACTGATTGTTGATGAGGCGCTGATCGGCGGCGAGGACGGAGGCGGCGGGGGAAGAGACGAGCATGAAACGGTCGTTGCTTTCGGTTTTGCCGTTCATGGCTTCACCGATGGCAACGAGTGCGTCCACATCAAAATCAGCATTGGCGATGATGCTGCTCTGGCTGAAGCGTTTGGAACCGACGAGGCCGAGGACGTAATCGACGATCTGTTTGCCAAGGACGTAACCGGCGTCGGCGACGCTGCCCTGATAATCGTTGATGGCATCTGCAATAGCGTAGATGTGTTCCATCTTGATGGGGCAGGTGGCCCATTGGTCGATGGTGAGAGGAACGTCTGTCAGAAGGCCACGGGCGGACTGTGCGCCATTTTTATAACCGCCGCTGCCGGCAGAATAGGTGCTGGCGGTGGGGAGGGTGCGGATGCGGGCGATGGCGGCCTGGTCTTTGCGGAGAGCCATGCCGGTGAAGTCGGTGCCCATCATGGTCAGAGCAGGAACACGCTTGCGGAAGGCCTGGATGGCGAGGGTGAGGATCTGCGTGGAGTTCAGAGTCACACAGAGATTCCCCGTGACTTGGGAAAGTGGGGTGAGCATGTAACCACCAATGAAGGCGGTGAGTGCGGCGGCGAGAGGACCCTGCACCATCGCAACGAGGGCGGTGGCGGCGAGGACGGCGATGATGGCGAGGGTATTGAGCAGTTTCATTTTATGTGGAGCGGTGATGGGGAGTGGCTGTCAAAAGCGCGGGGTTTTTTTTCAGTTGCTGCCGTGAATTTTCCCGGCGGTGATCTTCATGGCTTGAGCGGCGAGCTTGCCTTTCTTGACGGCATCGGGCTCTGCTTCGGCTTGGGCCCAGAGTTCTTCCGCAGTGGCGGCGAGAGCGGTGGTGCTGGCTTTTGGCAGAGCGGGCTCGGGAAGTCCGGAGGCGGCGAGCTGGTGGATGACTTCGGTCTGGACGTCGGTGCGCTGGGTTTCCAGGGCGGTGATGGTGGATTGAAGCTGGGCTTCTTGAGCGCGGAAGGTGGTGAGTTGCTCATTCAGTCCTTGAATGGTCTGATCGCGGGTGGTGATCTGCGCGGTGTAGTCTGCGATGGTGGCATCGCGGGCGGCGAGATCGGCACGCAGAGCGGCGATGGTGGCGGCGCTGCTGTTGGCTCCGCGAAGAAGGGAGACGGCCTGGGCGATCACGCCGGGTTTGGGCGGCTCTGGGGTCGTGGTATTTTCCACCACGGGGGCGGGTTCAGGCGCGGGCGCTGGAGTGGAGCCTGCGGTGGTGGCTTCTGGCGTTTCGCCAGCGGGTGCGCAGAGCGCGAGGAGTGGGAGGTGACGTAGAAACATGGTGCGTGTGGGGACGCACCGGCGGGGATGTCAAAGCTTGGGGACTGGGTTTAACTGCCGAGAACTCTGGCGATGCAGTAGGCGAGGGTGGGTTCGATGCCATCGGCGAGGCCGAGGGCGGCGGCTTCCTGGCCGTAGAACCACTGGCCTTGCATGGTTTCGGGTTTGACGTTGGGGCGGCGGCTGGTGATGAAGGTCTTGAACATGCCGCCGATGTAGTTGACGCGGGCCTGGATGTCGGCGCGCTGGGCTTCGGTGAGTGAGGTGCCTTCGATGCCGGCTCCTTTGAGTGCGCCGTCGGTGAAGACTTGCATCTGGAGTCCTTCCATTTTGAAGGCTTCGGATTCATCAAGGATGGCGCACAGGGCGGAGATGGAGCCGATGGCGGAGGACTGGCCGCAGTAGATTTCATCGCAAGCGGCGGCGAGCCACATGCCGCCGCTGCAGGCTTCGGTGCAGTAGGCGATGGTGCGCTTTCCAGAAGCAGCGAGATCGAGCATGCACTGGGCGGAGTCGGCGACTCCGGCGGCGGCGCCACCGGGGGTGTTGAAGTGGAAGAGGACGGTCTGGACATCGGCACGATTCCGGAGGGCGAGGCACTGGGCATCGAGGGTATCGAGATCATAACCGCCGCAGAGGGTTTCGATCATGGAGAGGTGCTTGCCGAGGATACCACAGACTGGCACGATGGCGATGCCTTGATCGATTTCCAAACAGGCGAGGCAGTCCATGTCGGCGCGCTGCTGGACCTGCATGGGGAAGTCGTCTTCGTCGTCTTCTTCTTCGCTGAGGTAACCGGCTCGGAGCTGCTTGGGGCTCTGAAGGGCGGCGCGGAACTGGGTGAGGAGCGCGTCTTGCGAAGACTTGCGAATGAGCCAGGGCTCTGCGTAGAGGCGGGCGGCGATGCGGGGAAGGTGGCGCTTCATGTTCTTCAGTCGGTGGCTTCTGCGGGATTGTCGGAGTCGGGATTGTCTCCGTCGACTTTCTTAGGGTCCACTTGCAGCTGTGATGCCAGAGGTGGTGGAGTGAGGGAGGTGATGCCGAAGCGGGTGGGGAAGACGCGCTCTGGGGTGACGCTGCCGGAAGGGAGTCCGGCGAGAGCTTCCATGCGGAGGCATTCAGCTTGTGCGAAGATGACTTCGGCGATGCCCTGGCGGATGGCTTTTTTCCAGTAGACGCCTTTTTGGCCCCAGGTTTCGAGCCAGGTGGATTGTCCGCTTTGGAGATCGGAGAGGGTGGCTTGGGCGGTGCGGCCGCCGTCGATGTCGGGGGCGGCGAGGCCGATGTATTGGAAGCGGTTGGTCCAGAGTTCTCCGGGCTTGAGCTTGGGCTGGCGGAGGCGGCCTGCGTCCATCTCGATGGCGAGGGTGTAGACGACTTGATTGTGGACGCGTTTGGCCTGCTGCTGGTGATGGAGGAGGACCCAGCGTTTGTCGTCGGCATTGAGGACGCGGATGCCGGGGCCGGTGATTCCGGCGATGTCGCAGAGGCGTTCGTAGGAGATGTCTGCGGCGTTGCAGCAGTCTTTGAGCAGGGTTTTTTCAAACTCCTGATTATTCATCGAAGGGGAGTCGTCGGTGATGACTTTCACCTTTCGGCCGGGGGCGAGATTCGGAGTCATGCCGCCGTTGAGGACGAGCTCCATGTCGATCTGCTGGGTGCTGCCGTCTGGCATGATGGCATCCACTTTGGAGACGGGACTGCCGAAGCCGCCGGTGCGTGCTCCGGCGGGTGCGTTGTAATCGGTCTCGATGGCGAGCCCCATGCGGGAGGCGTTTTTGATTTTGGTCTTGTGGAAGCCGCGGACTTCCAGGACATCGATCATGTTGAGGACGGCGGACTGCAGGATGGATAGGGGGCGGATCTGGCCGCGATTTTCAAAGCGGGCCATGTAGATGCACTTCCAGGCTTCGATGGTGGCGACTTGGGAGGGATCGTCTCCGTCTTTGATTCCGTAGGCGATGTGGCGGCCGCGATTGACCTGGACGCCGTCGATCCAATCGGTGCCGCTGTTGGGTGGGTTGACGATCTGATGGGACTCGTAATAGGCCATGCGGGCGCGGCCTCCGGGTCCGAGCGTTTTGACGGCGAGGGTATCGGCATCGCGGAAGATGGACTGGTTGTCGATGATCTGGCCGGAGAAGAAGTCGAACTTGCCGGCCTGATCCCAGACCATGGCGGAACCAGCGATGGACATGAAGGTTTCAAAGGCGAGCTCATTCCATTCTTCATCGCTGGTGTCTGGCTGCGGGGTGAGGTAGCCGAGCATGCGGGACATGCCATTCACGAGGCGGCGGATGAAGCCGAAGTGATTGTAGAGGAACTGGATCTTGCGGGCGACTTCGAAGCGGGTCCAAGTGGTGATCTGGCGGCGGGTGTCGGTGGTGGGCCAGTAGATGTAGCCACGGGAGTCGCTGGTGCCGGCGGACTGAAAGCCGCCATTGGCGAGGTAGAACATGCTGCCGGTGCCGGTGTTGACGACGGCGGAGTCTCGCGGGCCGGAGGTCTGGGCGGCGGTGCCGCGGCGGCGGTATTTGGATTTACCCATGGTGCTTTAGACTTGAAGATAGCGGCGGCCAAAGGTGACGCTGGTGCCGAGGCTGGAGGAGTCGGTGGTGGTGACGCCGTTGATTTGATTGATGGCGGCTTCGCAAGCGCCGATGAAGCTGG